TATGCTGTTGCATCTCCATTTTCTGCTTGGCTTCAGATGCCTTCATGCTGAGTTTTGTGCCTTCCAACTCATGGTGTGCGTCCAACTTCTGCGCTTCTGATGCGGCCTTAGCAACAATCTGTGCTTCTGCAATCTTTTCTTGCGACTGCATACGGGCCGTTTCAAGTTGTAGCTTGGGCTCCTCAAGCTCAATATCTGCTTGGCTCTTTTGTGCCTTAATCTGCAGGTCTTGCTGCTTGAGTTGAAGCTCTTGCATCTGCATCTGAATAAGCGGGTCTTGCTGTTGTTGCTGTGCTTGTTCTTGCTGCTGTTGCGATTGATTCTGCTGAAGCAGTTGTTGTGCCGCTTGAGCAATCATCTTCGAGAGTTCTACTTCTACTTGTTCCGGCAGTTGTTCATCCGGGGGCGGCAGAGATACACCAAGCTGCTGTTCGATTTGTGCGCGGTAAGCAAAAGCTAAGTGTTCCGCGATGTGTGCTTGCATGGCAGCACTAATCTGTTGCGCCATCGGTGACTGACCAACCATCTGCATAATCTTGGGGTCTTGGATAGCCGCCGTGTGCGTTTGAATATGTGCTTGATGGTCTTGGTAGATAAACGCCTTGACCGGCTTGCTATTGAGAATAGCCATGTTTTCAGACACGGGGTCTTTCGGCTTCTGGTCATCCGCAGTAGGAATAAGCTTGCCGATATTCTTTACGCCCATAACCTCCAGCATCTGCTTATTAAGCTCAGGCAGGTCATAAATCTGCGGGCTAGCTGCGGCCATCTGCATAACTGCTTGCATTTGCACCACTTTTTGGGCCATTGTTGCCGAATTTGGGTCTGAAACAGGGATAACTTCGACCATGTCAAAGTCTTCTTTACGGGCCTGCCGGTCACCGATTTCGGGGTCATAATCGTATTCAGTGGGGGCATAATCTCGAATAATCGCCGCAAGAAGCTTAAATTCCTTCTTCATCGAGTAATGAATACGCGCTTGGACTGCCGACATAATCTTTAAGCTACGTTCCAGAATAGCTAGCGTCGTACCAACCGGTGAATTAGCCGACATATCGGATGCTTGCAAATCAGCCGCAGAAGCAAAGCGACGGCCCTCTTCTACAATCTGATTCATCAATGCCATAAGAACTTGGCTGGGTTCTTTATATGGCAGGGGCAGGATGTTGTCCCGAATAGTGCCGCTTGGTACGTCCACATCACGCCATTCAGCCGGAGCAATCGGGGTATCGTCGCCCTTAACGCGTAGACCACGAGACTTAAACCCACCCGGCAGGTTAGACAGAGTGCCTGCATCCACCAACTGACGCATAAGCATCGTGCCAGACTTGGCAAACGCCCCAATCAGGTGAATCAAACCAAGGTTGTAGAAGCCAAAGCCGGGGATGTACCCGTAATGGACAAAGTGTTGGCGCTTAATCTTGGCCTTATCTTCGGGGTTCCAGTTACGGCGAATAGCCAGAATAGTCTCAGTAGACTTCTCAATAGTCACAACATACGGTAGGGCAATACCCGTCTCGTTACCGTCCTCATCTTTGTCCTCGTCGCCCGGAAGCTCCAAGTCAACGTGCATCTCAAGAATCTTGAACCGGTCATCCGTCGAAGCACTGAAGCCCATTTGCTCAGCAATCTTCTTTTCAACCTCGTCCATAACAAGCACGGGGTCACCAAGGTCCACATCACGATAGAACCCAGCCACCTGTAGCTTGCGTAACTCATTTTTAGTTTTGCGCATTACATGAGTAATACGCGGGGCAGTTTCTAAATCCGATGCACCGTACGGCACTACCATATCTTCTGCAGGTACGTACACAGCGGCTTGGCGGTCAAGATACGGGTCAAAATAAATTTTCTTGAAAGCGTTACCAGCAAGGCCCAAACCCCACAAAAGACGCTCATGCTCAGGGCGATACTCAGGCATCTTTTCCGTCAGTTGATAGTTCATGTCGTCTTGCACACGAACTGCTGCATCTTCCTTCTCGGGGGTGTCCTTGCCAATAATCTTGGTCTTAACCGGACCCGCTGCCGGGAACGTCTCCATGATGGTTTCAGACTGGAACTTAACAAGTGCTTCAGCAAGCAGGGGGTGGTACACAGCGCAAGAGCCGGGCCACGGCTCCGTACGGTCTTCAAGCTTCAGGCCCAACAACTCAAGGCCGTCTACATAGGTCTCAAGCCAATCACGGCGTGACGCAACGTCAGTTTCAAAGTCACCCAGCAAGTCACCCGCTAACTCAGTTAGCTCACCCTCGTCCATATCTTCCGCGAGGTTCTTATTAAACTCGTCGCTTTCGCCTTCCTTACCCGGCTCAAGAATAATTTCGAGACCACCCGATTCAATTGATACCCTTTCAGGGTCTTCAATCTCAATTTGAAGTGCCGGTTCAGCGCCCATACCTTCAGCCATCTGGTCATTTTGCATTCCTAGCGGAGCGGGGTTAAATGTTTTTTGAATGTCCATCGTTTATCCTTACATTGCGTAGTATCGTTTGCCTTTAGAGCTTTTAAACCCCGGAATCTCGTCTTGATAATCGGAATTTAGCCTAATAAATCCACCTCTACGGAAGCGCAGAAGCGCTTGAGTCATACTATCCACCATGTCGTCATGTTCGCCCGATGGAAACGATGCGACTTCTTCTACTAACTCTTCTGCCCAATTTGTATTAGGCACCCACACCTTGCCAGAAGCGAAAATATCTGCTACAGCGTTAAGTCGTGCAATCTTATCATTGCCTCTAGATGGCGTAAATTCTTGAACTGGAATGCCTCTAGCCCGCAATTCAAACACCAACGGGGCGCCTGCGGCCTTTGCTTCAACAATAAGACTGTCCGGCTCCCATTCTGAATACGTCTCGTACGCCATTTCTTTTAGTTCTGGAAACTCCATACGCTTTTTAAACGCATCCAACAAAATAATATTAGCATCGTTCTTGTCTTCGTCTTTATAGAACACGCCCCACGTTGTGCACGCGGAATAGTCAGCCCGTTCGTGTTTTAAGAACGCTGTATCCCAAGACTGGATGATAAATTCACATGACGGCGGACGTTCGCTTTCCCATTCTTGCCACCACTCACGTTTGATGATGGCTGATACGTCACTTGTGGGGTCTTGCTGGTACTGCGCCATCCACTTTGAGTGTGGAAGTTCGGATTTTAACGCATCAAGTTCTTTTTGCGACCAAAACTGAGGCCATAGGGGGCGCCCAGAGGGCAGCAGAGCCGGGAACTCGATAACCTCCCATTCTTCACCACTGCGTTGCGCAGCGGCCTTCAAAACCTGTCCTGTGAGGTCTTTCTTCGACCACCGCGTCATAACAACTACGATAGAACCACCCGGCTGCAGGCGCTGACGAGGACCAGATGTGTACCACTCGTAGGTTTTGTCGTAGATTTCGGGGTTAGTTTCGGACAGTGCGGCCTCTTGTTCGCTGTGTGGGTCATCAATAATCAGTAGGTCAGCACCTTTACCAGTAACTGCACCGCCCACACCAATTGCAAAGTACTCTCCACCTCGGTTAGTAGCCCAACGACCTGCGGCTTTAGAGTCAGCCTGCAGAGAAACATCTGGGAAGATTGTTTTATAGACATCACTATCCACCAAGTTACGGACTTTACGACCAAAACCCACCGCCAATTCAGCAGTGTGGGACGTTTGAATGACTTTTTTACCCGGAAAATTGCCTAAAAACCACGATGGAAGCAGGTACGACGCGAATTCTGACTTAGTGTGCCGTGGTGGCATGTTGATAATGAGGCGTTTTATATCACCACGAGCTACTCGCTCGAACGCAGCAGCCATTTTCTTGTGATGCGCACCGTCAATGAAGCTAGGCCACACGGTATGCACGTACTCCATGAACTCTACTTGCGCTTTTTCAGTCTTTTTCTTGCCTTCATACTCTTCCAGCAGAGCCAAAATATTCTGGCGCTCATGTTCCGGCATCAAAGGCAGCGCTGTTTTTAGCTTTTTGACGAGTTCAGGCGTCATCTTTTAGCCCCAACTCCGAATCCAAATCAATATCTAACAAGCTAACGGGCGGCGGTATGACTTCTGCATCAATGTAATTGTCTAACTTCTTCAAAATCTCTGCTTCAATGTCGGTGGACTTACGGTGGACTATATCTACCTGCACCTTCTCGGCAAACAGACCAACTTCAGAAATCTTACCTAACAGTTCTAGAGCACGTAGGCGGTCGCTAGGCTTTTCATTTTCGGTTTCTTCGATAAGCCTGTTGGTTACAAACGTACGTAGCCGTTGCGCAGCGTTAAGAAGTTCGTGGTCGTAGGCAGAAAGAAGTGCTTCGAGTTTGAGCACGGACCCCGGTGTGATTTTCTTGGGGTTTAGTTTCTTCTGCTCGGTGAATATCTGCAACGCGTCTTCTTCATCTTCCGGCGTTATTTCAATCTCGGCGCCGTTCTTGATTAGCTCTTTTACCGTCTCACAGAGCACGCGTGCTTTTTCTCGGAAGTCTTCGATTTCTTCCGGTGTGGTGTTAATAGGCAGGGGTATGCCTAATTCTGGAGTAACTACTAGGGGCATTTTTTAAATGCGTGGTTCCATCCACGGGGGGTGTTTCTGGGCGCAACTAGAACACATACTGGTAAATAAATCAAGGGGGTGGGGGGTCTTTTTTATTTTTGTTTTCTTCGTAGTGGTGAATACGGTGGCAATTAGCACAGAGCACAATGCACTTCTCTTCGATTTCTTTATACGCCAACGCATAACGTCGGTTCTTTATTAGTTCATTCACATGCTTTTTATCTGGGTCGTTGCTGTTGATGTGGTGGAAATCAATGATGGCTGGATGAGATGCGTTGCAATGAGCACATGATAGAGATGCTTTGTAGTCATGCCATTTAACTTTCCACTTCTCCTGCTGAATACGGTTACGTTCTATGCACTTGGCGCGATTAGCTTGGTAGTACGCACGGCCATATTTTTCGTAAGTAGGGGTAGGCATATGTGGGAGGTAATGTCAAGTGACGGGGGGTATTCTAAATAATTGCGGATTGACTGTGCACATTACAGTGCGTAGCGGCGCTGGCGGAGTCCCGAACCAGATTTGGGGGGTGGGGGTGCGGTGGGGTCGGCGGGGCTGGCCGGACTTACTAAACCGTTTAGTAGAACTTGACACTGGGCGTGGTTCTGGTATGATTAATACATGGACGAACGACGTCCTTCCGGCCTAGCGGGTTCTAGGGTTTGACTAAAGGAGTTTAGTAAAATGGCTATCACGTACACTGAAGTCTGCAACACCGTCAAGGCAGCAATTACCGCCACCGAAGCGACTAACGCCAAGTGGGACACCGTAGGCAAGAACATCCTCGCATTCTACGATTCGCCCGATGCACTCAAAGCAGTTAAGGCTCAATTCTGCGCAGATGCAATTGTTCCGGCGCTTGCCAAAAAGCATCGTGACGCGTTAGAGTTGAACATTCCGCGCAAAGGCTCGAAGGAAGACACCGAACCCGCGAAGAATGCGGAAGCACGTGCAGCGAAGAAGGATGCAACAGCAACACGCGATACAATGTTCATGTACGCACTCAAAAAGGCTTGGCCGGAGTATGGCAAGTCGGATGACGCCGCAGAATCCGATGCACCGGACGCGACCGATTCGGATAAAATCCGTAAGGCTCTCACTGAATTGATTGCGCGGATTCAGAAAAAGGAGAAACTGGATTTTGACCCTGCTGCCGCTGTCAAGAATCTGCAAGCCGCGCTTGTCGCGATGAATCCGAAACACTAAATGACGTTTAGTAACTTGCCCCGCTCCGGCGGGGCTTTTTTTTGTCCGCGCTTTACATCGCGCTGCGCTTCGATGCCAGTTCCCCAGCAGAAAGGCAATGGCTCAGGCGAATGCCGCGTGTCAAGTGTGAATGTAAAGTGTTTGTGTCAAGTCAATGGTGCGGCGCAACAAAAAGGGCAATGTTACATCTTTTTGTAACATTGAAGAATGGCTTAACCACGCGGGTTTGAGCACCCTTAATGATACTTTGCTGCAGACCATGTTACATCGTTGCGACATTTTTGTAACATAGAAATTTGGCTAGTGGCGGTCGTTTGAGCACCCTTAATGATATTTTGTTACAAAAAATTAAAAAAATGAACCAGTCCGAAAAAAATTTTCTTCTGCCCTTCTGCTTGACACTTGACAATGTAAAGTGTAAAGTGATTTCGTCAAAATCCCGTTTTTCGGCAAGCATGCAAAAAAAGTGTAACATTGCAACAGAGTATCATTAGTGCCCTTCAAACCCGCATGGTTAAGCCATTCTTCGATGTTACAAAAATGTTACAAAGTATCACTAATCTGCGACATTGTAACATGACTGCTCAAATTTTGAGCGATTTTATGTAAAGTCAACCAATGTCAAGTGTAAAGTAATGATAGAATTTTCCTGTTATAGGATGATGTTTCGTGTGTCAAGCGTGTAACAACACACCAAAACGCGTTTTTTATTTGTTAGAAACACTTGACATTGTCAAGTTTGTGTGGTATACTGGTTCTGTCAAGTGGGAATTCGCTTGGCGTGTTTGTCAACTTACTAAATCGTTTAGCAAATTGGAGGTGTGCTGTGGATGCTAAATTGGTGTTGGCGGTGCATGAAAATGAGGTGCTGCGTGGCCGGATTAACCGGCTGCTGTTGGACTCTATGGATATGCTACAGGTAGCGCAGTCGGCTTTGCGCAATGGCCGGACGCCGGTAGTCGATGAACGTTTGGGGTATTTGATTGAATCGTTTGCACGTTTCGTACAGGAGAATGAATGATGGACTACGCCACTCTTAATGCTTTGCCCTCGGTTTACCGTCTTCGCGCACTGATGTGCCGTCTCAAAATCACGCGCCTGTCGCGTATCTATTCCGATGATGTGGTTGTCGATGCGGGCTACTGTCTCGATGCCCCAAGCGAAGTCCCTGCGGGTAGTACGTATTATTCGTACAGTGTTGACCGCCCCACAGTTAATTTCGTTTCCCGTTAGTTACTAAATCGTTTAGCAAATTGGAGGTGTGAGATGCGTATGCTGCACTGTGTAGATTGTGGTGACTTCATCGAGGATGGCCGCTCGATGCTTGGGTACAAGCATTGTCTTGAGTGTGGTGAGTTTTACGCTGCGCTTGAGCGTGGTTCGTGGTGTGTCGTGCCGATGCCCAAAAGTAATTACGTGTTAGTAACGGACAAAGGCTTGTTGCAGGGGTTGAACAGCAGTCACAAAGGTGGCAGGTAATTTAACAGTGTTAAAAGGAGAGTGTGAGATGAAACAAGAAGCATGGGATAAATTCAACCGATTCCACGGAAGCGAAAGCTTCTACGGGTGCGTAGACCCCGATGGTATGTGGTTCGATTCTGCCGAGTCATTTGAAGCCGCCTTGCATTGGTGCTGTATGTGGGCAGGTGAGTATGAACTCGACACCGTGGAAGAACTGCGGTGGATGGCAGACGAGGGGCTGAAGCGTGGCTACTCAATCATCCATAGCACCATGCTCCGCAAGATGTACGAGGCAGGTCTTATTAACTAAATCGTTTAGCAAATTGGAGGTGTGATATGGTTTTAGGTCCGTTGGAGAAGATGACGTATGACTTGTTGGGTCGAGCGGTGACGGAGTTTGGTCTGTTCGCCGTGCGGTATGAAATTACGTTTCACAATGACGAGGAGGAGCCGGACCCCGTAGTGGCTGTGTATGAGAACCTTTGGGGTGTGCCAGACGGCAGATGTCTGGGTTGGGTTAAGTTTAATGAAGATGGTGTGCTTGAATTCAAACGTGTGGAGGTGTGAAGTGAAGATAACCAAGGAAATTTTCCTAGAATGCACCGGCCATGAGCCGGAATACGATGACCTTGAACGGTGTAATTGCCCAAAGGCGGGTGAAGAAGGGCATGCTATGTGTGGGTGGAATAGCGAACGCAACATGCCTGTGTTCATGGTCGGACCTAACTCCAAGAAATGGCTAAAGACGTTAATGTTTACAAAACTGCGCCGTAGGACTGAGTTGGTCGGGGAGTTCCCCAATAGTTGGGAAAAACAGATTGTTCTCAAAACAAATCACCGCAAGGCATACGTCAAGCAACTGATGGAATCGAAGAAGCGGATGACGCGTATTCAAAATCTTGCCGCATGGCACACCGACCTTGAGTGGATGCGGTGCGTGAAGTTGACCAATATTAAAGTGAGGAGTGTGTGATGATTGAAGTTACGTTAGACGGCAAGCGCATTGCGCTTATGGGCCACGAGAAATTCCTTGTGCAGGTTGGTAAGGACAAGGGTTCATACAAAACCCGCTACAGATTCGATACTGGCGGCGGCAACGCCGAAGGTGCGTTCAAGTGCCTGAAAGAGGCATTGTTTTATTACCGTGGTATCAACGTAGGCAACGGTTACAAAAAGCGTTTGGTGTGTTATGAGTTCAGCAAGCCCGTGCTTGCCCGTGTGTTTTCTTAATTGGAGGTGTGAGATGAGACGCGAATACTTTGTGCGTCCGAAAGACCTTTTAACAGTGTTAGATATTGTTGGGCCGTTTAGTAGGTGTCGTAAGGTTGCACGTGACCTGTACGTGCTTATGTTGGAAGAGTGTGACGCCGCGAAAGCAGGCACTTTAATTTGGGAGAAAACGAAATGAGTAATGATGACGGGTTTGTTATGGGTTTTATTCTTGGCGTTTTGCTGACAGTGCTTGTGGTGGTTAGCCTGATTCATATTGGTACAGGCTGGCAATTGAAAGCGTTGGATTGTCACAGTTCGTACAGCACAGGTGCTAATTCTTATATTTGTTATCGTGTGGAGGTGTGAGATGCGACCGACTGATGAGATAACCAAAGACACAAACCATAACAAACTCAAGGCAATACTTGCCGATGAGAAGAAGCGTCAGCAACGTATCGCTGAGAACAATAAGACATTTATTAATTGGATTATCCAACGGGAGAAAAAGAAATGAGTATTATCGAAGACCGACTGTCACGTGTGCATCGCCGCAAAGCCCTGCTCAAAATGGCTAAAGATGTTGGCGTTGTGGATTGGGATGTCACTGCGGTAGATGACCGCAGCCTTAACGCTTGGGAGACTTACGACCATGCCTATATTAGTGTGCGCATCAAGGTCGATAGGAAAACTCTAGCACAGTACGAAACCCGACTACGCCGCCGCGCAGAAAAGAAAGGACAAACAAAATGAGCAACATGAACGACGAGGAATACTATCTGCAAATCAAACAGGTAGTGGATGAATGGATGGACGCGCTGATGGTGCAGATGGAGCGCGAGGACCGCGAAGAAAACTTTAACAGTGTTAAAGGGAGCGAGAAATGCGAGTAGACTATAGCCAGTTGAAGGCACATTATGATGCGGTAACACCGATACGCGGTGATGCGAACAAAACTAAACCGTTTAGTAACAGACGCCGTAAGCACGAACACATGGTGATGAAAGACAATGGTGACATCCAGATTATTTGTTACTACACCCCAGTAATTACCGTGCACCCCGACAGTTCGTTTTCATTGTGTCATGGTGGGTACATCACGCCCACGACCAGTAAGTTTATGGGTTATGCGTTTTATCTAATGGGTTGGCGCAAATATGTTACTGAGGGTATGTTCAAGCACAAGAATAATCTGTGGGTGCAACAATCTAGTGCGGTTGGTGATAAGGCGGTCTATCCAATCCCGAAAGACCCAGTGCGGTTTGTGTATAACGAATTGTTGGGCGTGTATGTACCCGAAGAAGTTTTGACCCATACCGAGCAACGCCTACGTGTAGACAGAGACAAAAGCAAACAGGCTAGGTCTGAATGCAAACAGTTTTTAACATGGTTAAAAGCCATAACGGCTGTGATGGATGGTACTGAGTTGCAGAATACGTCACTCAAATCCCGACAAGAAGGCCATATTAGGTATCTGTGTAGGTATCCGTCAGATATAAAACTAAGAAGCAATGACATACAGTACATGGAAGCCGCAGCAGAACTAAAACATATGCTGAGTTGTGATGACGACGCTAAGTTTCTGGAGTTGTTGCAACTCGTAGCACATGGTGGAGTCGTTAACAAGAAAACTGTGTGCACTAAGGCCAGTCGGCTTATAAATCACTTATATGGTGCATACCATAAGGAGGACGTAGAAATTAAGACTGGTGGTAAAAACACTTGACAATGTCAAGTAGTTATGGTACAATGTAGTTGTTGTGGTGGTAGTACGTGTGTTTCAACCGTGTTGTATTTACTAAATCGTTTAGGAGATTTGAAATGTCTGTGATTAACTTTGGTAGTTCCGTGTCACTGAACGAGTTTGCCAATCTGATTTCTACTGTTGGTAAGTCGGTGACTGTGATTGGTCAGGGTGAGCCGGGCATCGGCAAGAGCGCGATGCTAAAGAAGATTGTGGCAATGAACCCTGAGTACGAGCCTGCATACATCGACTGCACATTGCTAGACCTAGGTGACTTTGCTCTGCCGTATACGGTAGAAGCCGCTGGTGTTGGCAAGGTTACTAAGTTCGCACCCAATGCGCGGTTCAAGTTGCAGTCCGACAAACCTGTCATCGTGATGCTCGACGAGATTGGCAAGGCGATTAAGTCTGTCAAGAATGTTTTGCTGACTCTGATGCTGGAGCATCGTATCGGTGATGTGTATCTGCCCAAGGGCAGCATCGTGTTTGGTACTACTAACTTGGCATCCGATGGTGTGGGTGACTCGCTCGAAGCGCATGCGCGTAATCGCTGTTGTTTTGTTACTGTGCGTAAGCCAGATGATGAGCAATGGATTGATTGGGCAATTAACAACAGCATCGCGCCGGAGGTTATCGCATGGGTCAAGCAGTTTCCGCAAGCACTGGCATCATATACAGACGAGACGCAACGGGAGAATCCCTACATTTTCAACCCGACTCGGGCCGGTCAAACGGCTTTCGTTACGCCACGGTCATTGGAGAAGGCATCCGATATTGCGAAACAACGCGCTATTCTTGGCGACAATCTAACCATCACGGCCTTGTCTGGTACAATCGGTGAGGCCGCAGCCCGTGACATGCAAGCCTTTTTCACAGTGGTGGACAAGTTGCCAACATGGGATGTGGTGATTAAAGACCCAGAGAACGCCAAGGTTCCAGACGATACTGTGGCTAAATGTATCTTTGTGTTCAGTGCATTGGTGAAAGTCCAGAAGGATACGTTTGCCTCATTCATGAAGTACTTGCAACGTCTCGACCCCGAGTGGCAGGCATTGTTTGCTAAGAGCATCATCAAGTCGGACAAGCAGACTATGGCTGTGTCAAACAAGGAGTTCAAAGATTGGGCACTGAAGAATCAGTATCTGTTCTGAAAGAAGGCGACCTGTGTTCGTGGAAAGATTTGGTGCTTATAGTGGTGATGCGTTGTGATTCTGGATATGTTTTGGTTAAGTACCAGAGATTGGAAGGCAAAGCCATAGCACACACTTCAATCCACGAAAGACACCTTGCTTTAATTGACCCAGTTTTTTACCCGCTGTATGGGTACGAGAGGAAATGTGATGAAAGTGCTGCTAGGTAATATCGAGTTTGGTGAGTTTGTTTGTGACGGTGAGATTGTAGACATGGCGCTAATACACAGGCCGTATCGGATGCTCACACTGGACGAAGACGTAGCGGAGTCTGTTGCTAAAAGTCTTGTGGCTGAAGGCAAGTATTCTAACTACGTTATTCCAGATTTGTTTGAAGGTGAAGTGTCAGTATCGTGGAGGAAAGAAGATGGAGACGAGTGATTTAGAGGCAACAATTGCGCACGATTGCTGTAATGAAATTATTAATTCGTTGAACAAGTATTACAGCAACCGTCCCGACATGGTTATGTCTTTACTAATTTATTTAGTAGTTCGTGTGGCAACAAGTATCAATGCAGAACCGCAGCCTGTTATAGAAGCATTGAACCAAGCGTTTCAGCTTCAAAGTTTGATTGATTTGGAAGTACCTAACGACTTTGTTAACTAGGAGAGTGTGATGTCTAAACTTAGTGCGGAGCAGCGCATCCAGCGCGCTCATGTGTGGCTCATGAACGAACCACGCTATTGTTTGTATTCGGGCATTTTCATGCTGGGTAAGACTAGTGTGGAAGACAATGTGCCTACTGCTGTAACTAACGGTAGAGATGTTAAGTATGGTCGCAGTTTTGTGGAGAGTCTGACTGACCAAGAGATTCGTGCGTTGGTGTTGCACGAGAATCTGCACAAAGCGTTTCGTCATCTGACCACGTGGATAAATCTGTACAAGCAGAATGCGCAGAAGGCAAACATGGCGTGTGACTACGTTATCAACCTGATGATTTATGACTCTGACCCGACGGGGCGTGATGTTAAGTTGCCAGAGGGCGGGTGTCTGGACGAGAAGTATCGTGGTATGAACGCCAGACAAGTCTATGATTTGTTACCAGATTGTGATGATGGCGGTGGTGGTAGCGAGGGCGGGTTCGATGGTCACGACTGGGACGGTGCAGAGGAGTTGTCCAAGGAAGAGCAAGAAACTCTAGCCAAAGAAATCGACCAAGCCCTACGTCAAGGCGCGATTCTGGCTGGCAAGATGAAGGGCAACGTAGATAGAAGTGTCACTGAACTACTGACCCCAAAGGTGGATTGGCGCGAAGCACTGCGTGAGTTTGTTACATCATTCTGCAACGACAAAGATGTATCCACGTGGCGCAAACCAAACCGACGCTGGGTGGACCAGAACGTGTATCTGCCGTCGCTTATCGGTGAGTCTGTCGGGCCGTTGGTTGTTGCGATTGATACGTCAGGTAGTATCGACGGGCCGGTGCTTAACGAGTTTCTGAGTGAAGTAGTTAGTATCTGTAGCACTGTTGTACCGGAGCGTATTGACTTGTTGTATTGGGACACGAAGGTCGCCGGTCACGAGAAGTACGAGCCGGATAGTTTTAGTAGTATCATGCAGTCAACCAAGCCGCGAGGTGGTGGCGGTACGGATGTTCGTGAAGTGTTTGAGTATGTGAAGGGCAAGCGCATCAAGCCCGAAGCTGTTGTTGTGTTGACCGATGGCTACACTCCGTGGCCTACGTCTGTGGATGTACCTGTGCTGTTTGCAATCAATACGAGTATGGTCGCGCCGGTTGGTAAGACTGTCCGTATTAGTTAATTTACTAAATCGTTTAGCAAATTGGAGGTTTGAAATGATTCAAGATAAGTCGATGCTGGTTGACCTCAACATCTCGGTCTGGACTGGCAAGAAGATGGACAAGAAGGTGTCTGAAGAAATTGATGCTGCGAAGAATACCAAAACAAAAGCTGGTAACTACTCAAAGCACTTGCTCGCAGGCACTGACAAGTTGGAAGTCATCACTAAGTTGGTGGGCAACATTCGCAATTGGCATTATCAACAGACACTGCCTTGGTCTGACTCGGGTTCGCGTCTGCTGCCGATGAAGAACTTCTTTGACTACAAGCAGCTTCTTTCGTATCAGGAGCAGCAGTTCAACGATGCAGTCGAAGAATTCTTGGTTGAGTATCCGAACCTTGTGTCTGCCGCTGCGTTCCAGTTGGGTGATTTGTTTGACCGTAACGAGTATCCCGATGTTGAATCGCTGCGCAGCAAGTTCAAGTTTAAGTACGTGTTCTTGCCGGTTGCAGACGTATCAGATTTTCGAGTGCAGGCAGGGGAAGAGGCCAACCAAGAACTCAAAGAACAGTATGAAAAGTTCTTTAGCGATAAGTTGGAGGCCGTGACCCGCGACCTGTGGGGTCAGTTGCATGATGTGTTGTCCAAGATTAGTGAGCGGTTGGACTATGACGAAGACAGCAAGAAAATCTTCCGTGACTCGATGTTCACTAACGCGATGGATTTGTGTGGTATGTTAACCAAGCTGAACGTGACGGATGACCCGAAGTTGGAGCAAGCCCGTCAGCAGTTGGAGAAAGCAATCGCGGGTGTGGACGCCAAGGATGTGCGTGATAACGAGGATGTACGTATGGATGTTAAGAAGAAGGTGGATGACATCCTGAGCGCATTTGACTTTTAACGGTTTGCAGGTGTGACGGAATAGGTAGACGTAGCAGACTTAAAATCTGCCGCTGAAAAGCGTGGGGGTTCGAGTCCCCCCACCTGCACATATTTGTTTGGAGGTTTGTATGTACGGACGTGAGCCGACGAAGCAAGAGTATGCAGTACCGCGTAGTACCAAAGAAATCTATGGCCGGTATCTTACGTTTGATGAGCCGCTGCCTTGGTACAAGCGTGAGAAGCCGATGGTGGTTGTGTTTTGTGCTGCTGTTTTACTAATTGCGTTTAGTATTTATAGGGGGGCTGTGCTGTGATTAAGTGGACTGATGAAACTGGCATCGAATTTTGCCGG